GGTGGTAAGGGTATTCTGACGCGCCCAACGTAATGGCCGCAAACATCGAGTCGATGTTCGTCTGGTCGTTTGGCATCAGCGAAAAGTGCTGCGTGCCGCCGGACAGCTCCACGTCGATGCCAGCATAAATAAAGTTCTGGCAGGTTTCAGAGGCGTCGTCCGCCACCTTCTGCGCCAGAGTGGGAAGGTCATTTTTCTTCCATTCGATAGCCATACTGTCCTCCTTACTGGAATGCGCCGGAGACGGCTTCGATGTAGCCGCCCTCGCCGGATTCGCCGCGCTCCACGCTGACGCGGAAGTTAAACGCCGCGCCGTTGGTGGCGGTCTTATTCTCAAAGACGATGTTCACGCCTTTTTTTACCTCGGTCGTGGCATCCTGCCAGACCGGGGAGCTGTCGAGTGCGTTGTTGGTCACTTCGGCTTTGAACTTCGCATCATCGGGGATGGAGCCGGTCACCTGAAGCACGGCAACGGTAATGTCGCCCTCAACGGCCAACGGTTCAGCCAGCGTCACGCTTGCGGCGTGGACGGCCTTGGTAAAGGTCGCGGACGTGCTGACGGTTTCCTTGCCGTCGCTCACCTCAACGGTGATGGTGTGGTTGCCGTTCAGGATTTTCTGGAATCCGGCAGCGCTGGCCGTCTGCTCAAAGGTCAGGGCCGTGCCGCTGGCAACGCCGGTGCGGGTCTTGGTGGTCTTGCCGTCCAGCTTTTCGGTGACGGTCAAGGTGTCGCCGTCGGAATCCCTGACGGTGTACTTCCACGCAAAGGCCGCGTTCTTCCGCCCCAGAGCTGCGCCGTCCGTGCTGACGGTAGGTGCAGTGTTGACACTGACCGTGCCGTCGTCAGAGACCACGAGTGTAGAGGGAAGAATGAAAGCGGGGCGAACACCATAGGAGTTGCTGTCCCAGTAGTAGTTGTAGGAGCCATCGGCGTAGACGCCCCAGACGCAGTAGTTATTGCTGGTGTACGGAGAGCGCAGCCACCAAATGGCAGCGCTGCTGCCGTTGTAGGCGACACGCTTGCTGTTGCCGCTGGAGCTGTTGCCAAAGTATGCCAGCCTCACACCGTCCTTCGGGAAATAGCCGTTGTCGCTGGTCGTCCAACCAACCTCATAACCAGACAGCAGGAACACTTTGGTGCTCAGGCCGTTGGAGCCGGTGGCAAGGCTGCCGCCGGAACCAGTGCCGTTCTGGTACGGGATTTTCACCTGCTTAATAGCCGCCCGGATGTTGCTGTCGATGAGGTTGTAGAACGTTCCGTTCAGGTATGTGTGGATGCTGGAATCCTTGTAGGAGTTATTGTTGCCGAACGTGGACGTGGTGTAGATGTCCTTCATCAGCAGCCACGTTCCATTGCAACTCGAATCATAGGTGCTGGTGTTCGGATTGCCCTGCTGCACGACAATAAAATCTTTGGACGCGCCGTTGACCTTGATTTTGACAATGCTGCCAACGGCTTTTGCGCCCAGTTTTACGTTTGCCATTGTTACCTCCTTGTTTTCGTTCAGGCCCACGGCATGATCTCCGCAGGCCGCGTGTTCTGCGATACAGAGAGGGACAGGGCTTTGTGCTGCTTCTTGTAGATGCAGCGGCATTGCCTCGCCCGCCGTCTGTCACGTGCAAGTTTGTTCGAGTTGATTTTTCGATGGATAGGGATTTTGCACTCAAGCAATTTTTCGAGCCTGTCCGCGTACTGCCTGCGCAAAGAATAAGTATCGCCGTGGGCGGCGTGGGCATCCCACGCATCAAAGCTCCGCAGGATTTCCTGCTTGGTCGCTTCGCCTGCGGGGTATGCCGTCTCCCAATACTTGATCTTGTTCTTCATCCGCTTGGAGCTATCCCGGCGCAGCTTTTGGATGACCGCGCCGGTGTCGGTCAGGTAGCTATGGAATCCCAGAAAATCAATACCGTTCCGTAGCGGGAAGATGGCGGTTTTCTGGTTCAGCTCAAGGCCGTAACTGTCCATGAGCGCCCGAACATCCCGGAGAATGCACTGCAATTTCTTCTTGTCCGAACAGATGATATAGAAATCATCCATGTATCGGCCATAGTATTTGATGCGGTACTTCTCTTTGATGATGTGGTCGAACTCATCCAAAAACATCAGTGCAAAGAGCTGGCTCGTCTGGTAGCCCAGCGGCAAGCCGTCCTCCATCACGTCGATGTAGATGCAAAGCAGCTCATAGACACGCGGGTCAACGCCGCGCTTGTCCAGCACGGCTTTGAGCTTGCGTTTTAGCTTCCGGTGGTCGATGCTGGCGAAGAAATGCCGCACGTCGCCTTTCAGCACCCAGCCGTCCGCGCCGTGGCCCTCACGGCGGTAATAGTCCACCATGTGGGTTTTCAGGCGCATCAGGCCGTCGTCTGTGCCTTTGCCGGTCTGGCTGGCGTGGCTGTCCCGGATAAAGCTCCTTGTCAGGGCATCATATAGGATGTTATCGACCAGAGCGTGCAGCACCACCTTGTCCACAAATGCGGGGGCATGTACCATGCGGCGCTTCGGCTCGTAGACGGCAAAGACCTCAAACTTGCTCGGCACATAGCATATCTGCTGCCGGATGTCGCCGCCCGGCTGGCGTACATCACGCACAGCCAGCTTGCGGGACAGCTTTTCCGTGCAGGCCAGCGCCTGCGCCTCGTACTCGATTGTTTTGCTTTTACTTCGCTTTCCCTTCCGGGCTTCAAGGTAGGCTTTGTAAAGCACCTCAAAGCTGCACAGTTCTTCGTATGTCAAAATTACCCTCCGCTGGTTCGCGTTGCGGTAGTGGGCTGCATCCGGCAGGGATGGCCCACCTCAGCGGGATGTATTTATCACTTGCCTGCATCGGCAAGCGACAGGATGCGGTTTCCTTTGATGGGCGCACTGCTTTCAGCTTATGCCTACTCGTCACACGGTTCCATCAGAGCGGGGCGAACACCATAGGAGTTGTTGTACCAGTTGTTGTTGTTGGAGCCATCGGTGTTGACGTTCCAGACGTTGTTGTTATTGTTGGTGTTCGGAGAGCGCAGCCACCAAATGGCAGCGTCAGACAAACAAACCGCACCCTTTATGCAAAGCGGTTGCCCGCCGTGCGTTTACGGTTCCGGGTAAAGGACGGCTTTCAGGGCGGCAGCCTGTTCGGTCAGCCGTTTCCGTTCCGCTTCTGCCCGGAGTTTTTCGGCACGTCCGCGTTCCGACGTGAGCCACTTCATCGCCGGGTATTTTACGTCCGTGACCTTCTTTGTCCAGATACCGGCTTTCTTCGCACTGATGATACCTTCCTCCGTGCAGATGGTCAGGTATTCCAGCAGTAGAGAGCAACCGTCCACGACCGCGCCGATCTTCTCAACGCGCCTGTCGTAGTCGGTCTGGAAATTCACGTTGTTCGCCGCGTGTGCATCCAGCAGGATTTGCCGGGCGGTCAGCCGGATGCCCTCGCCGTACAGCCGGAAAGTGCTTTTGGAAAAACCCTCCCTGTCCCGCGTGTCGAGTGCATGGACGGCAGTGCCACACACCTTCTGGATGTCGCGCACATCTTCGAGCGCTGCGACTTTCTGGATGATCTTCCGGGCATCGCTCCGGCTGATGTCATCGGTGACGATGCGGGTTGCCCTCTGAGTGTAGCGCAACAGCTCCCGCGCATTCGCGCCGACCTTGAATGTTTCAGTCATCAGAACTCCACCCTCGCCTGTTCTGCGTTCCACACGCCGGTGACGGTCAGACCATCAAGGCTGCCGAACGTGGCAGAAAAAGGATTTTTCGTCACGTTTGTGCCGAACTTCAGCTCAATGGCCTTGATGCTGGCGTTCATAGCTGCCACACTGGCACGGATGTCGCTGTGGGCGTTCTCCGCACCGTTGTGAGCGTCCACGGCTGCGCTGATGCGCTGGTCGGTCTCGGCCTTTTTGTAGCCGTCCACTTCCCACCGCTGGCTCTCGGTCAGGTGGCCGTCTGCATCCAGCGTGGCAATGCCGCCCGGAATGCCGATCTGGTCAGTGCGGACAACATCTTCATCCGGCGCCTTGCCGGGGCCTGCGTTAAAAGAACCGTATGCCATTTAGGTTCCCCCTTCCTGTGCATCCGTGTATTTCACGGTGCTTGTAATGTGATACTGTGCAGAAATTTTCTCGGTCGGAGCTTTGGCGGCCCTCAGCCGCAGCTTTCCTTCGAGGCTTTCGGTCGCAATAAAGCCCACCGCACCCGCCACATCGTAAAATTCCGGCAGTACCGTAACATCCACAATGTCGGTAGCCAACAGGCCCGCAATGGGGATGTCACAATAAAAATAGCCGGGGGAGGAATCATCCTCGCCCCAGCCATCGACCGGAATCGTAAAAGACACCGCAGCCGTGACATCCTGCTTTTCGTGCAGGATGTCATCGGTTTCCTCGAATCCGTTTGCCGTTGCTTCGGAAAGGTCTCCGAGTGCGGTGTTGCACTGCTTGATGTGGCTGCAAAGCGCGGCAAGCCCTGTGCCCAAAAGCGTTTTGATCTTCGCTTTTGCCATAGAGCTTACCTCCTCATGTCTTAGTCAGCCAGCAGAGCGGCGATCTCCTCTGCGGAGAAGTCCTCCACATCCTCGTCGTGCAGAACATTCTCCGGCTCGGTGTACACGACGACTTCCTTGCCGTCAATGTTCACATTGCCGTTGGTGGAGCTGGCTGCGGTCTTGGTGGCACCCTCAGAGACACCGGCCAGCTTTTCGCCCTCGGCATCGGTCATCAGGCGCTTGCCAGCCTCGGCGGCCACAAAGTCGGCAGGCTTCTTGCCGCTGTCGGTCAGGTTGCCCTCGCCGTCCAGCGCAGCGAGGTTGCCGGTGGTAGCACCAGTGACCTTATCGGCCTTGCCGGAAATGTCCACTTCCTCAGGGGTGGGAACATACAGACCGTCGTCCTTCAGGGTCAGAGCGTTGCCCGCAGCAGCGGAAACATTGACCTTGACATCCACCTCATAGCCAGCGATGGTAACGGTGGTGGAAGCATCCTTGCCGACGGCCTTAGCCTTGTAGGTATCCACCAGCGCAGCCATGCTCAGGAAAGAGTAGGTGCAGGAGTCAGGATTCTCGCCCTTGACGGCCAGCACCATGACGGGCTTGCCGTCCAGCTTGGGGTCGGTAGCGCCGGGATAGGTGGCGGCATCGAACTTGAACTTTGCCACGAAGGTGGTCTTGGTCTGGTCGAGGAACAGCTCAGAGGGGAAGTCAACGGAGAAAGCAGCAGTGCCGCTCTTGTCGGTAGAGGTGTAGAAGTTCACGGTGTTGCCGTCAACGCCAAGAGACTTGATAGCAGCGTTGGCTGCGGTCTGCACAGGGGTAAAGGCGTCCTTCTTGACGAAAGTCTTCTTGATCTCAGCGGTCAGGTTGCGGATGGTGGTCTTGGTAGAAATCTGCTTAGACATAATAGTGTCCTCCTAAAAATTATTTCAGCATATCAACGATTTCCTGCTGCGTTTCTTCCTCGTCGAGCAGGTCTTCACTCGTCATAACGGTTTCTTTGCGGACGGTCAGCGCGTTTGCGCTGTCGAAGTCAAGACCTTCGCCGATGCGGACGGCAATAGCGCCGCTTGCGTCGCGCTTCAAGCCCTGACCGATGCTTACGCTACCGGTTTCACCCGAACCACCTCCTTTCCCGAACAGGGTTACGGTCGCCTGAATATCTGCTTCCGGGATGCGCTGAGCGAAAAATCTGATGAAACCATCATGCGTTTCGCACCCGTTCAGGACGCCCGCTTTGGTCGTAGTATAGAAGCTGCCGGGAGATACAACGCCAACGGGTACAAGCTCGCTGGTGCTGTCCGACAGTTCTGCATCATAAATGCACTGGTAGTAATCCATACCGCCAGCGTTTTCGTAATCATCCTCGCTGCGGGCGGGCTTCCACCCGTCAGCCGCAAGGGTGAGTTCGTAGGAGCCATAGTAGCCGCCTGTTCCGCCGTCCACCTGTTCCTTGATAAGAGCCTTTACCTGTTCTTCGTTCAGGATTTCCCCGGATTCAGACAGGTTCTTCACGGCTGCGCTGACCGCTGCCGTGATAGTCGCCGCATGGGCACTGGCGTCGGCGTTGTGCTTCTCGATCTCGGCCTTGACCAGCTTCATCAACGCCTGCACCTGAGGGTCAACGGTAATGCTGATATTGGCCTTGTTCGACACAGCAAGCAGCGCCGACAGCTCAATCTCAAAATCGCCGTTCACTTTCGTGGACGGGACCTCCACTCCGCGTGCATCCTGCATAATAAACAGGAGTGTTTCTGCATCGTCGTTCAGCCTGCCGTAAACGCCCACCTGATGCATGATGTACGTTTCATCCGCACCGGTGATCTGGATTTTTACCCGCCGAGCCGTCTCACCGCCGCTTTCAACGGTTTCGATGTCCAGCAATTTCAGGTCATGTGTTTCGCCGCTTACCCCGGTTTCCCCCGAGAGGTCTGCGTCAGCCGTACCGGTGCCGCTCACAGCGCGGGTGATTACCAGCGCACCACCGGAGAGAGATTCCGACAGCAGGGCGGCACCGGCGGCGGTGTAGCTAGATTTTTCCCAACTCACGTTGTCTGTCCTCCAATAACAATGTTTATCGCCGTGTGCGACCGTTCAACGGTGCCCGCCGTAAAGGCTCGTGCTTTCACTGCCTTTGCTTCAACGGCACCGGGCAGCGCCACGGCAACCTGCATTTTCGATCTTCCGACCGCACCGGCAACATACGCCTTTGCGCCGATTTCCCGCGGCTTGATCCTACCGGGGACCTTTACGGTGCAGGATGTCGCCATGCCGCTGGGTGCGGCGGCGATATAAGCGGGCGACCGTTCATGCGGTTCGACGATGTAGATGATGTGCTCAAGGTGAGCAGTGCAGCGTTTTGTGTAGCCCAGCAGCTTTTCCATTTCTGCTGCGGTGTGATATGTTTCCTGATCGTCGGTGATGTCAACATACAGTTTCCAGAATCCCGGTGTCCCCCCATACGAGAACCATTCCTCAATTCTGGCTTTTTTGTAAATTGTCTCCACCTGTTCACGAACAGCCTTTACCGTTCCTGCATAACGCTGGATTTCAATTGCGGTTCTTACGAGCTTACGCTTCGTCTCAATATCGGCGGCAGAATCGTACCATTCGATTTTGAGATAGATTGCCATTTGATCCAGCATTCCCTCGCTACAGTTATCCACATCCGAGAACGTCATGCCCGTTGCCAGATATTCCAGCATCCGGCCTTGAAGTTCCCCGTATACTGCAGACAGCACCTTTGCCCACGGCTGTTCAGCAACGACCCGCGGCAGTCCATCTGCAATTCTCGCGTCCTGCAGCTTAATCATCCTCGACACCTCCGTAGATGATCGTCGGGGTTCCGCTCAGTTTTGGGATTTGCACTGTTGCTTTTTCCAAATCCGAACCGCCTTCGACTACCATGTAAACCGGTTGTCTAAGCTCTACTCGTTTTACGCCAGCGACACGCAAGCGATAAATCAATTCCATCGGGCTAATGTCTCTCCCGATGGAGCGCTGCCACTGCTGAAATTCCTCAACAGCTTTTGTAACGTTTTCCTGAACAATACTTGCGCCCTTCGCGTTGCCCGCTCCGATATAATAGGTAAAGTCAATTCCGTACTCCACTTCTTCCGGGGCCTTACAGATCACCTGATCTGTCATGGGGCGTCGAGCTTCGTTCATCAGATATGCTTGCATTTCGCTCATATCCTTTTCACTCGGCATCCTTCCGCCCGTCAGCATGAAAAAGATATACACTGTGCAAGGCTGGCTCCGTGGACTGACTGCAATTGCATTTTCCACATCAGAGCGGAAGCTCATTGCCCAATACTCGTAGGCGTCTCGCGGCCCTGCGCAACTATACGTTGTCGGTGACAGCCAAATCCGCCGGGTCAAGCTATCGTCGCTTTCCGCGTCTGCGCCGCCGCTGGATGTATCCACATTCTCCACTGCCGCAACATAAGGAATGGCGTCTACCAGCGTATCGACAACGCCGATTGGAACGTCGTTTCCGCTGGCTCCTACCACCTCGGCTTGCGCCAACACATCAACATAGGTCTCGCCAATGGCAATCTGTGCATAGGCCGCTGTGGCAAAATAAATACCCGCGGCAGTTCTGACGCGGGTTCCCTGTGGAATCATTACAACTGTTTTTTGTTCAGCCGAAAGATTAAATCGGATTGTCACCGTTGCATAGGTTGCTTCATTCCGCTTCACGCCGAATGGAAGCCCCATATTATCCAGCGCTGCACCCGTTGCTGTTTTCAGCAAGGCGCAGCGGGTTCTTTTTTCTGCAACCTGCAGCACCATGTAATACAGCTCAGAAATACTTTTCAGCGTAAGAGTGATTGGGTCAGCACTGTGCAACGGCGGGGTTGTTCCGTTTACCGCTTTGTAATTTCGGGTGTAAATTTCTGTCACCAGATTATTTACATCCTCAAGCGTCATATTATCTGTGACGCTATACTCCGGGATTTCGGCAAATTCAGCGATATTAGACAATGTTTATCACCACCTTCGGTCGAATGTTCCCCTGCTGGCTTCGGCTGGTTTCATAGCTTACTTCCAGCACTTGTGCCCTCGGTTCGTACTTCTTTGTCTTTCGGATGATCTCTGCCGTGAGCTTCGCTTCGGCAGCTTCGGCTGGCAGGCTCAAGCAGTCCATGTTCAGGCCAAACTCCCGGTCAAGTGCCTGTTCACCTTCTCGGCTCCCATAAAGCGTCTTGAGACAGTTATATCGCCCTTGGTTGCACCGTCGATGTACTCCTGCATAACGCAGCCGTTGCCGATCATGGTTTCCGCCGCCATCCATTCCTCGCGGCGGGCAATGCGGTTTTCCATGTCGTTCATGTCGTCTGCCAGCAGGCGGGCGGCACGCTGTGCTTCATCCATGCCCGGATACAGAGCCTCACCGAAGCCACGCTTAGTCAGCTCGTCGAGGGTCAGCAGACGAGACGGGGCGATATAGGCGGGCTTATAGGAATGCACCTCATAGCTCCGGCGACCAATGGGAATGTCGCCCGCTTTCTGATCCACGAATGCCGCCAGCTTACGGTCGCCGCTACGGTACTCGGTCAGAACTTCGTTCGCCTTGAAGATGTCACCTGCCCCGGTGGGGAAATAGCGATCCTTGAAAAAGCTGACCTTCGGGACAATTTCCTCGGAAATTGCCTGAAGGATAACATTATCAAAGAAGTTAATCAGAATTGCCATTGAAACGTCCTCCTGTTACATTTCGACCACAGGCAGCAGAACGATGTCCCGCATCCGCAGTGCGTCTTTGTCTGCCTCGGTCATGGTGTAGCTGTCCTTGACGGTCAGCTTGTCCGGGTTGAAACAGCCTGCCAGATAGACTGCAACGGTTTCATCCATGCTGGCCTTCATAGTCACATCCTCAATCAGGATGCAGTCAGCGGTCAGAGTATCGCCGCCGGACGCCTCGGTTCCCAGAATGTGCAGCTTTCCATCCTTTGCGCTCTTGGCAAACACCGTGCCACGCACAAAGGTGGTTTCTGCTTCC